CAGTTCGCACGGCTCCGCTTCATGGCGGTCGATGTGCAGCGAAAGGGCTTCTACTGGATCGTCCGGGCGTGGGCCTTGGACGGAAAGTCACGCATGGTGCAATGGGGTTACTGCGACACCGAAGAGGAACTGCGCGAAGCCCAGAAGCGACTAGAGGTGGCCGACTTCTTCGTCTTCGTCGACTCGGGCGACGGCCCGAACACGGACACCGTCTACCGTATGTGTGCGAAGTACGCTTGGAACGCCACCAAGGGTTCCGGCCAGAACGAGTTCCCGTGGCGTATCCAGACGCCCTACGGCATCAAAGTGGCCTACCGACCCTACGCCCGTGCCAAGGTCATCCAAGTCGGTCAGACGTCCTGCAAACTGTACTTGTTCTCCAACCTGTACTTCAAGGACTCGATCACCCGCCTTCGCCGCGCAGGTCACCACACCTACCCGGAGGACGCTGGCGACGAGTACCGCAAGCAGATGCAGTCGGAACACCGCACCCGCCAGGCGAACGGGCAGGCCATCTGGCTTCCCATCGGCGAACGGGCAAACCACCTCTGGGACGCCGAGGTCATCGGCATGGTGCCAGCCCTGATGGCCAAGCTCATCGGGCGCGGTAAGAACCGCAACGGCAAGCCGGAAGACCGAAAGCCGGACGAAAAGCAGACCGAGGACGAAACCGCTTGACGACCTTACGCCTCATGGCATGGTTAGTCGCAAGCCGGCTGACTCGACAGACATACCACGGGTGGCTCTTGTGGATCGTACATGGGGTGGGGTCAGCCGGCCCTTTTACACGGGGCTAAACGCAAATGGCACGACCCCAAGGTATCTTCCTTATTTTCGACATTTGCGACATCCTTGAGATCGTCGCCAAGGCGAAGGAACTCCTGAAGCAGGGTAAGACCATGATGGAATACTCCGATTCCGGCACGAACGTCGTGAAGGAGTTCCCGATGGATATCTCCACCGTTCTGGTGGAATGCCGCTACGCGCTGATGGTCAAAGACCCCCAGACCTACGGCTCCATCGACCGTGTCCGGGTCATCAATATGCTCAATAATTTCCGAGGACTCTGATGCGACCCAAAAAGACCAAGAACCCTGCGGTCCCGCAGGTGAAAGCACCCAAGACGCCGAAGGGAGCCGCTTCGCCGGTACCCGTGAAGCAGGCGTCGGGCGGCGGCTCTGGTCCGGGTATCTTCTCCAATTTCGAGTCGGCGAAGTTCAGCAACAAGCGTTCTTGGATTTGGTCGTCTTGGCCGCAGGACTTCAAGAAGACCATGACGGTCTTCGACCGCATGGAAACCACGCGCAAGATGCGCTGGTTGGAACTGAACGCCGGCCTGATCCGTCAGGTGCTGTCGGACATGGCCCTCTACACGGTCGGGGCCGGCATCAAGCCCCAGTCCCAGTCGGGCGACGAGATGTGGGACGACGCCGCCGAGGCTTACTTCAAGCAATGGGGTTCCCGTGCCTGCGACATCACGGGCCGCTTCTCGTTCTTTGAACTCCAGCACATCTGCTGCCGCCTGATGGACCGTGACGGCGAGTGCTTCATCATCAAGACCCGTGGCCCCGGCGGCGAACCCCGCCTTCAGGTCATCGAGAGCCACCGTGTCGGCAACTCGTCGAACAACGAAGTGCCTCCGGGCATGGTGGACGGGATTCAGTTCGGCCCGTACGGACAGCCGATTTTCTATAATGTAATCCGTTCGGACGGCTCCAGCCGCTTGGTGCCGGCCAACGCCGTGATGCACCTCTACGAACCCGAGCTGGCCTCGGGTGCGCGAGCGTACAGCCCCCTCCAGCACTCGATCAATAACTTGGTCGATATGCTGGAAATCCTGTCCCTCGAAAAACTCGCCGTGAAGACGGCGTCGGACATCACGCGCACGATCACCCGTGAGAATCCGAACTTCGACGGCACCCAGTCCGACTTTGAAGCCTTCGGCATGAAGCCGCAGGACTACGGCGACGGCATGACCGACCCGAGCGAGGCTTCGACCTTCCTCGGCGGAAAGGTGCTGGCCCTCGCCCCCGGCGAACGCCTGGAGTCCTTTGAGTCGAACCGCCCGAACAAGACCTTCGACGGATTCATCGAACACCTTGAGCGTGACTCCCTCGCAGGAATGCTCCCGTACGAATTTAGCGCGAATCCGACGAAGGCAGGGGGAGCTGTGATGAGGTTCGTGGTGGCCAAGGCCGACCGCAAGTTCTCGCATCGCCAGCAGGTGATGATCCAGCGTTTCCTCACCCCCGTCTGGGGCTATGTCATCGGCTGTGCCATCAAGGACGGCTTCCTCCGCTCGACCGAGTATTGGACGAACGTCACTTGGACGACGCCCCGCCGTGTCACCGTCGACGCCGGTCGTGACGCGCAGCAGAACCGCATGGACATCGAGTCAGGCCTAAAGAGCCTTACGGACAACTACCTTGAAGAGGGTCTGGACCCGAAGGAGAAGATGCGCGAGAACGCCGCCGAGAAGCGTTACCTGCTCGACCTCGCCAAGGAGTTCGACGTCCCGCTCTCGATGCTCTACAAGCCGCAGAACGTCGCCCCAGCCGACATCAACGCCTCCGTCGCCGAAGACGAGCCGGACAAGATGGACGACGGTGCGAAGATCGTCGAAGACGACGTCGACCCGGACGACGAAGAAACCTTCAACAAATAATCCATGTATTCCCTTTCCAACGCATTCAAGACCTTCGCCCCGATTCTCATCGAGCCGACGAAGGCCAAGGCTTACCTCGACAAGGTGGCCGAAATCTCCCCAGCCGACATCAAGGGCAACGGGGATATCGAGGACATGATGGAGATGCTCTTTGGCCCACGTCCGATGCTCGTCAAGAGCGGCGAACTGGCAATCATCCCCGTCAAGGGTGTCATCGGTTCCGGCCTTACGGAACTTGAAAAGATGATGGGAGCGGTCGACGTCGATGACGTCGAGGAGATGCTGGAGGAAGCCGAACGTGATCCCGGCGTCGAGCATATCATCTTCGACTTCGACTCGCCTGGCGGCACGGTCACCGGCGTTCCCGAACTCGCCGAACGCATCCGCAAGTGCAAGAATCACACCATTGGTTACACCAGCAAGCAGTCCTGCTCCGCAGCCATGTGGCTGATGAGCCAATGCGACGAGACCTACGCCAGCCCGTCGGCCACCGTCGGAAGCATCGGCGTCTACATTCCGTTCTACGACATGAAGGCGGCTTTCGCCGAGGACGGCATCACCGTCGACCTTATCAAGTCCGGCTGGGCAAAGGGAGCTGGCTTCGCTGGCACGTCCCTCACCCCCGAACAGCGTAAACTCTTCCAAGACGACTGCGACGAGTCCCACGCCTGGTTCATTTCCGATGTAATCAAGGTTCGTACCTACGCCGACCCCGTCGATATGCAGGGTCAATGCTGGACGGGCAAGAAAGCCGCCGAGAAGAACCTCATCTCTGGCTTGATGAACACCCTTGACGATGTCCTGATGGCCATCGACCCCGAAGAGTACGCCATCTACGAACGCGCCGAGAAGCAGGTGCCGTCGACCGGCCCTGCCGGCTACGCCCAGGCCGCCGACGTCTCGCCCGAACAGGGTGAGGATGACGACGGCGTCGCCCCGATCTCCGACGACAAGAAGAAGAAGAAAAAGAAGAAGAAGCCGGACGGCACGGATTCGGACGAAGACGAGGACGATGCGGAAATCCCCGACGAAGGATGCCCCCCCGTGGACACCGATTGCAAGCCCAAGGCTTGACACTTGGCTAAACCCAAGATGACGCTCGAAGAACGCCTTAACTCGCTGAAGGAAGCCTTCACCGGCAAGACCGCCGAGGTCGAAGCCAAGGCCAGCGAAGTTGCCTCCCTGTCTGCCAAGGTCGAAGAACTGACCGCTGCGATGTCCGCCAAGGACGCTTCGCTCGCCGAGTTCGCCGTCAAGGTCGAAGACCTTTCTGCCAAGCTCGCCGCCGCTGATGAAATCCGCGCCAAGGCCGAAGCCCAGGCGAAGGAAATCACGGCCTCGCAGGAAACCGCCGGCAAGAAGGCCGCTGCCATCGCCGCCTCCGTCGGCGTCACCCCCCTTGAAGTCACCCCCGCCGAAGTCGCCGCTACCTCCAAGAGCGACGAGGATATCTCCGCCGAGTGGGTGGCCCTCAAGCAGACCGACCCCAAGGCTGCTTCCGACTTCTACAGCAAGAACCGTCCGGCCATCCTCCGCGCCGCCGGCCTTCGCTGATCCCTTTCCCTCTCCAACCCAACCTAACTCCCTACTATGTCTAACAGCATTGGTGGATTGACCCTCCAGCTCGTCGCCGAAGAGTCCCTCCGCACCCTCGTCCCCGAACTCGTTCCCCTGACGGAAATCGCCGTCACCGACTTCGGCAACTACGTCGCCGAGCGCGGCACCACGGTTCACACCCGTTACGCCGGCTCCTTCACGGCCACCACCTTCAACGCCGCCAACGGCTTCGTCCCCTCGGACGCTGTCTCCACGGACGTCCCGGTGACCATCGCCGACCTCAAGTATGTCGACGTCGCCTTCACCGACTACGAAGCCTCCACCCTGAGCCTGGAACGCCTCCGTCGCCTGTTCTTCGCCCCGATCGCCAACGCCGTCCAGAAGTCCCTGTTCGACGAAGTCCTCTCCAAGGTGACCGCCGCCAACTTCGCCACCGAAGCCTACTCCGGCGCGACCAGCGGCTTCAACCGCATCGCCGTGGCCAACGCTGCGAAGAACCTCACCAAGGCTAACCTGCCCCACATCGGTCGCAAGCTGCTCATCAGCCCCGACGCCATGGGCCAGCTCGTTCAGGACGCTTCCGTTGCCCAGACCTTCTCGTACGGCAACAGCGACGTGATCCAGAAGAACTCCATCAGCAAGGAACTCCACGGCTTCAGCGTCTCCGAGTACAACGGTTTCCCGACCTCTGGCACGGCCTTCACCGAAGGTCTTAACGGCGTCGCCTCCTGCAAGGAGGGCCTGGTGATCGTGACCCGTGTTCCTGCTACCCCGACCACCGGCGGTGGCGAACAGATGGTCGTTCAGGACCCGGACAGCAAGTTCTCCTTCGCTCTCCGCTACTGGTACAACTGGCAGGCCGGTAAGCACAATATGTCGGCCCTCTGGCTCGTTGGTTCTGCGGTCGGTAACCCGAACGCCCTCCAGCGCATCGCCTTCACCTCGTAAGTTTTCGGGGGAGTTTAAAATCCCCCAAAGCGACAATGCGAAGCCCTCTCCCCGCGCCACGGGGGGAGGGTTTCTTATTTTGACAATGGGCTAAACCCATGTCGGGAATCACGGACGAATGGGCTGTAGACGCCTCGGAAATCCTTTCCGAGATTCCCAAGGCTGTGACCGTTAAAAACGTCCCAGGCGGGACGCCAGTACCCTTAAACGCCCTGATGTCGCAGCCGGCCATCATGCAGGACTTGGAAACGGGGGGCTTTATGAACCAGACCTCGTTCGACATGAAGTTCCTGCGGACGGACGCCGCCGCCCACCCCGGCCTGATCGCCTTCGGGAATGTGGTGGCCTACGGGGGTCAGGAGTTCCGCATTATGACCGTGACGGACCGCACCCCGTCGGCTTGGGTCATCGTCAAAGTCCAGACCAAGGTTCAGTAATGGCCTATGTGGTCACAGTCGCCAAGGGCGTCAAGGTAGACTACACCGAGTTTGCCAAGCACCTAGCCCTGTACGCCTTGGTCATGCGTAAGAGCATCGAGGGCGTCGTGAAGCAGCAGGCTGGCCTATTCGCCAAGGATATGTGCGACTTCACCCCCCCGTTCTCAGGGTCCAAGCCTTCAATCACGAAGGGCGGGGAAGGCGGCTTCGGAAGCAAGGCCAAGAAGAAGGGCGACGCCGCCGTGAGCCGTGACGTACGCAAGATTTTCGCACCTTTGTTCATGGCACCCGCTGCTGGCGTCGCCGCGCAGAATAACCTAGGAGTTTTCTCGGCTTGGGCGAAAGAGAAGATGAAGCGTCCAGTCTTTGCAGACCCAGGCTATGTTTTTGGGATGATTCAAGAAAATGGCGGTATCTTTGGTCAAGGACTATTTGACTATTTCAAGCGTATTCAAGGAAATAACAAGTACAGTAATGCTCGTTTTATCCTTGGTACGACAGAGGCTCAAGTTAAGTCAATCCACGAAAAGCGGCGCGGCAGTCCATCGTACAAGGTCTACGAGACATCCAAGAAGGATAAATACTTCGTAGACGACATGAAGCCAGTCGATGCCTACATCAAGCGGGTACAGCAGCGCGTCGGCAAACTCAAGTCCGGCTGGTACTACGCTGGCCTTAAACTACGCCCGATGCCCACGTCCGCCTGGATTAGCCGGCAGGGTTCAGGCACGTCCATCTACCAAGCACGGCTTGGCGTCGCCGACCCCGTGATCAAGCTCGGCTCGACCGTAGGCCGTAACTACAGCCAAGGCTATCACTTCATGCGGATGGCCATGAACCACCGTGCCTTTGCAATGCGTGTGGCCATGCTCAAGCATTTGCAAGCTCCGCGCAACCACGGTAAACTGGCAGAAGTCGTTCGCCGGCTACAAAACGGGTTTAACCTATCCCTTACCAACACACCCTGATGCCCACTCCTACCTTCTTCAGTTTCCGCACCGTCCTCGAAACGAGGGTGGCCGGCTACCTCGCCCCCCTGTTCCCAGGCGTCGCCGTGCATAAGGGCGTGACCGACGACATCCGGGTCATCCCGATCATCATCGCCCACGCCGAGTCCAGCAGCAACGTCGAAGACCTCGGCTCCCAGACCCTTGGCAATTACAAGGCAACCCTGAAACTGTACATCTACTCGTCCGCCGACGACGAGACGCTCGACACCCACCGAGCTAGGGTCGTGGAGGTCATCGGGGCCATGCGCGACGTGCCGGCCCTGAAAGCCCTCTGGAACCCTTCCACCGACGGCCAGTTGTACGACCTGTGGATTGAGAACGACGAGGAAGGCATGAGCCAGCGTCGTTACGGAAACGTGCTGGAATACACCGTCTGGGGCGTCATGCCCCCGTCCCCTTGACACTTGGCTAAACCCATACGACTATGGCAATCGATTACGGCGTAGCACACTTTTACGGACTCTATGGTACGGTCACCTATGCGACCCTCCAGTCCGACTCCCTGTCGCAGAGCTTCAAGATCGACGTCGAAGTCATGGACGAAGAAGGCCGTGTCATCACCGACCGCCTGGACGACCTCTATCAGGAAATCACCCTCGACGGCGTCCTGAAGACCGGCGAAACCCCGGAAATCGGCACCCAGTTCACCTACCTCGGCATCCAATGGATTCTGAAGTCCCTTGAGGACAAGGGTACGAACAAGGACTTCCGCAAGGTCACCATCAAGGGCGTCAAGTACTCGCAGATCGCCTAATAGGGCGGCATCCACGATGGATGCTCGATACCTACAGGCTACGACCGTCCTGCCCCGCCAGAACAAGGTGTGCGGCAGGACGCTTCGTCCTTTCTGCCTTCGTCACCGTATCGCGCTGGAGGCCATCGAGTCGCCGTTCCTCGACCCGGCAAATAAGAAGTTCGACCCGGTGCAGGTCGTCATGGCGGCGCGGATTCTGTCGACCTACGACAAGGAAAAGATGGCCCGTCCGCTGTCCTACATCGAGAAACTCTACATCGCCTACATGGCGATCAACAAGAAGTACTACTCGCGCTGCGTGGGTACCATCCTCGGATGCATCAAGGTGTCCTTGTCCTACCCCAAGTTCTGGAAGAAGGAAGACAAGGGTAACGGCAAGAAGTACGAGGACATTCCGTTTCCCCTGTCCTGCGTTTCCAACCTGTGCCGCAACGGTGTCAGCCTGGAAGAGGCTTGGACGATGCCGGAAGGCGAGGCAGTCTGGATGGCCGTCGCCAGCGCGATCTACAACGGGGCCAAGGTTGATATACTTTCCACGGAGCAGGAGAAAGATTTAGAGAATTTCGACGCCCGTATTGAAGCCTACAAAAAGGCGAACAACCTACCCTGACACCGATGGCCGACCTATCAGTAACAATTGGACTAGACCAGACCGAGCTGGAGAAGGGTCTTGCCAACGCCGGCAAGTCTCTTGGGGGACTTGCAGGTTCTGTTAAGGGGGGTGTTAATCCGTTCCAGGCGACGGCTGATAAAATGGGTACTGGTATGGGTATCGGCACGATGCTTGGTGGCCCTATCGGCGGAGTCATCGGTGCTTTCTTCGATGCCTTCGGCGGTATGCTTTCTGCCGCGCTTTCCAAAGTTAAGGAAATTGCGGACTACGCAAAGTCCATTCGCTTGGCTTCCATCTCCACGGGTCTTTCTATCAGTCAGGTTCGTAACCTTGAAGCCATTGGTCAGGTATTCGGTGTAAGCCTACAGACAATGGTTAGTTCTACTGCCGAGTTCACGCGCCGCATGGGCGAGGCTAAAATCAAAGGCGGCGAGCTGACCAACATTCTAGCCAAGATGGGAATCGGCATGGACGAGGTGGCTAATGGTACCTTTAACCATCAGAAGGCGATGATGACCTTGGCCGATGCCTACGCCGCCGGCACGGACGAAGCCACGTTGCTTTATTACGGCACGAAGATGTTCGGCGACTCGTTCAAGGATTTGCTTCCAATCATCAAGGCAGGATCGAAAGCAGTTGCTGACGCAGCTCACACTTATTACAAATCCAGCGAAGAAAATACGAGCGCGGCGGCAAGACTTGGTGATTTCATGTCCAATATCGGACGTTCTATCACGAATATCCTTGTGGACATCCTTGGTAAGTTTCATGGATTCATGGAAACCCTAGCAGAGTTGATTGATAATATGTTGGACCCCGGTTTCTGGAATCCGTTTGAAAGCGTAGAAGAAAAGGCCGCCCGTGAAATCAGGAACGCTCCTAAAGGATTGACTAACGATGAACTCAAAAAAAGGCTGATTGAAGATGCCGAAATTAAGTATCAATATCGCCCTGAAGACCTTGAGCGTTATAAAAAAGAACTTGAAAAGCGTCTCAAGGGTAACGGCAAAATCCTGACCCCCTTCGGTATGTCCGAGGCCGGCGCGGCTTCCCAGATGCAGCAGATGGGCGGCGGCGACATCTTCGGAGCTGTGGCCTTCACCCCACTTGAACGGATCGCCACGGCGACCGAGGCCACCGCCGAACACACTCGTCCTAAAGACGAACCCGCACCACGAACCCCTGACGAAGTCACACGATAATGGCATCACCTACACGCATCGGATTCGGCAATAACCTGATCACACCTATCGCCCAGCCCGGGTGGCAGGTCGAGTCAGACGGCTTCGGACTTCTCCAGGCACAGGTCAAATTCAAATGGACGAACAGCCAGATGAACGGCTTCACCACTACCTTCGCAAAGGGTGCTACGTTCCAGACTCTGGTCGGTGAAATCGCTCCCAGTAACCTCTCTCAGCTCAAGGTCTGGAAAGCTAACTACGTCTACGAGAAGGCCGATGTACTGACCGTCACCGCAGACTTCTGCGGTATCGATCCTAACGTGAACGGCGGTAGTCGCACGAACCCCCAGATGGTTATGACTGGGTCTGCCGCCTCCGAACCCATCGAGCATCATCCTAATTTCCTTCTGGTTAATTGCACGTCCGGCGGACTTGTAAACAAACTGGCCGGATTTCCAACTGGAACGGGATGGGACAACAACATCGCCACAAATCCCAACAGGGCTTTGTGGCGTCCTAGCGTCGCCGCAGGCGGTGCAGTTCAGGCTTTCCAATTTGTCGGATTCCTTCCCAATCAGAACGCCGAGGAGACCGTATCCAAGGTCAACATCAAGGCCGGCATCAAGAACTACTATAAGCCGTCCAACACGATGCGCGTACTGTTCTATGTGAACGATATCAGCTTGGCCTTGACCTACGCTTCCTATGTCGGATGGGTCACGGATGGCAGCAACTGGAGTATCCCTGAAGCATATCGTCAGCTTGCTACTGGCGGTTACGCTGGTTCCTTCCAATGGGACGAGCGTTGGTCTTCGCAAATCAACAAGTCTTTCCTCGTAACCAATGCCTCGGTAGAAGAGTTCGGCGGCATCTACAAGGTCACGGCTGACCTCATGCTCTCAGGTATCTCCGGCTGGGACAAGGATATCTATCCCAATACCCAGGCAAGCTGATGCGCTCCCTTACTGGATTCAATAGTTCAGCGGTTCAAGGATCGTTTGCCAAGGGACAGCCAATCATGGCTTCCGACCTTAATAAAGTCGCATCGGCTGCTTCGGGAGCGCAGACCATGATGTCGAATGACATTACGTTTTTCGGCGGTACAAACGGCACCTGCTATGGCTTGCCACAAGAAGTTTATCAAGGAACTATACTAAATCCTTTGGACCCGACCATTAGCGGCGACAAGGTAACTGTGACGCCTGGTACTGTTAATCGTTACATTCCCAAGATTGGAACAAATTATATCGACCAAAGTCCTCCGCCAACGATCACGGTAACAGACAACGGATATATCTTGGTAAAAGTAACCTATGAGGCAAATAAGTACTTCCCTAGAACTGCTGAAATCGTGTTTCTTGCCGTGACGACACCACCCGTGGACACGGAAACAGAAAGTCACTATCCTTTGGCAAAAGTCGTCAAGACTACGACTGTCGGAGTCAGTACATATTCTCTCACCGGCGTCGGATTTTACAGCAACGGAAACCTAATCGTAAACCGACTAAAGTCAGGCCAAGGCATGGCTACTTGGTGGTGGGATGTAATCAAGTAAATGGCCGAACCTTGGAACCCATCTACACCGTATGGGCCTGGGTCAGTCGTGACCTATAATGGCCTTACATATGTGCGTTCAGATTACCCTTTGAATCCTACGGATGGAATTCCTCCTAATCAAGAAATGGGGAATGACCCTGCCGGTGTTCCTATTCGTACTTGGACTCTTGATTTTTACACGACAGGAACAGGAGAAAACAGGAACAGGCTAATCCCTAGGTATTTTAGGCTCGTTGAAGAATGGGATAATTCTACCAAGACTATAGTAAATTATCAAGGCATGACTAATTATGCCACTAGCGCGTATCAAATCTCATTTGTACCAGACTTCTTTTCAGGCTACACGGCGAACATGGATCAACAAGACACGGGGTTCGGAAGCGTCCCTGCCAATAAGTGCGGAGTTGCTTTGCAGCAATGGCAGGAAGTCTCCGAAGCATCTTCTTACCTGAACTCACCTGACGCAGGAATTTCTGCGCGCACCATCATCTATCACGACCTGATCTTTCAAGACGGTAACTGGATTCAAAACCCAAGTGCCAGCCAGCCGTACACCTACTATGTTTTTCTTCTTTTCAACCACCCGCTTTATTTCCGTAGGGAGTTTCAGTTGGCCTATTGGTGGTCTGACTATGATTATTCCCCGCCACAGATAAAGCTTGTGACAAAAAGCGTAACCCCTTCTGACACCAATTATTGCCGGGGCGATTTCCCAGACAATGGGACTCAAACTTACTTCCAGCCGTCCAATGCAGTATGGACTTTCACGCTTCCAAGTCCTGCTGATGTTCTGGGGGGGGTTTGGATTAAGGATATAGAGGCAAACGACTGATTTCCAAGGTCTGTTGACATACGGCTAAACCCAAACGGCAAACCATGTCTTGCACCAATCATCAGTTCAAGCAGGGGGTAACCTTCAACGGTGCCGGAACCTATACGACTGAACCAGGCTGGCCTGCCGACCTGACCGGGGTGACCATCGTCACCGCGCTGCGCGACGCCCGAAACAAGCTACACTACCTCGACGTGGCCATTACCAGCCCCACGACCTTCACCGTCTCGTCCAACCAGACGCAGGAATGGCACCCCGGTACGGCCTACTGGGATATCCAGTTCTTCCAGAACACGACCGAGGTCTTCTATTCGGCCACCGTCCGCATTGAAATCCTGCCGAACGTCACCCCTAACAAAGTTTCCAACTCCTGATGGCCTTTACGATCAGCATCAACGACCAAGCCGCCTTTGAAGTCCTGTTCGCCGGCCCCGCCGGCCCGACCGGCCCCCAAGGTCCGCAGGGCATTCAGGGCGTCCCCGGGCAGGGCGTCCCCGTGGGCGGCACGACTGGTCAGGTGCTGGCGAAGGTAGACGGGGTCAATTACAACACCGAGTGGATCACCCCGCAGGACGAATACGCTGTCTGGGGTGGCATTACTGGCACCCTCTCGGCCCAGCTCGACCTCCAGGCGGCTCTGGACGGCAAGTACTCGACGACCAACCCCGACGGCTTCATCACGGCGTCCGCGCTGACCCCGTACCTGACGAAGGCCGGCAACCTGACTGGCCTTACCGACCTTGCCTTGGCACGGGATAATCTTCAGCTCGGTACGCTCAACTCCCCGACCTTTGCCGGCCTTACCATTCAGGGTGCTGGTGCTAATGTCGCCCAACTCACGTCGACTGCCCTGTCGCTCAACCATACGGGCTACGGCCAGTTCACGATCCAGCCGTCCTCGGGCATCACGTTCCCAGACAGCACCGTCCAGACGACCGCCTACACCGGGACGGCTTCTGTTTCTTGGGGCAACATCCTAGGTACCCTCTCCAGCCAGACCGATCTCCAATCCGCGCTTGACGACAAGTACGACGCCAGCAACCCGGCTGGGTTCATCGACTCGTCTGCTCTGGCTGGATACGCTACGGAGTCGTGGGTCAACTCTCAGGGGTTCGCTGGGGTAGGTTATGTGCAGGCCAACTTTTACCCGCTTGTAGACAACCCTTCTAATTTTACCACTCAAGCGGCAGTTCTTGAAGGAGGAGGCACATTCTTGAACAGAATTGCTTGCACATCCCTCGCTGGAAGTGCAGGACTCAACATCGGTATCGGAGGGACTTCCACTTGGGCAACCGAACCAGGCGACCTTTGGATTCCGACCGCTGGCACAAATCTCAACTTCCGTGACGGCAACGGAATTGCTAGGGTATGTGCTTCTACCACTTCAGGCAACACCTTCAACCAGCCGCAGAATGTCGATACGAGCAACGTCCTCCCGGCCTTGCGCGTTACCCAGCGAGGGTCTGGCAACGCTCTGCTGGTTGAGGACTCTACCACCCCAGACACTTCCGCGCTCGTCGTGGACGCTTCCGGCAACGTCGGCGTCGGAGTCGCAACTGGCTACACCTCCACCTCTAAGTTTGAAGTAGTCGGCAACGTCAAGGGAACGACCCTCTCTACCGCCTCCGGTCCCGTGTTCTCGGTCAACAGCATTGTGGCCCACTCTGGCGGCGCTGACACCAACGACCTACTCGTCACCATCGGAGGCGTGAACTACCGCATCGGGATGCGTCCTGCTTAATATGATCCTTGCCATCCTCTCCTTCCTCGCCGGCGTGGCCGTCGGCATCCTCGTCTTCCGTAAGAACCGGGCCAAGCTCGACGGCGTCGAAGCCAAGGGCAAGGAACTCCTGATCGCTCTCAAGGGAGACAAGTAAGACGTGCGGCTCATCTTGGTCATCGCCGTGCTGGCCCTGACCGCTGGGTGCAGTATGTTCAGCAATCCCCAGGCTGAACTGCCGAAGCAGCCGGACGCCCCGACGACTCCTTCGGTCGTCCAGACCCTAGGCAAAGACCTCGACAAGACGGATCACCGAGTCGGTGCCGCGCTCGTCGCCATCGAGCGTAACGCCGACAAGCCCAAGGTCGTCGTCGCCGAATCCCGACTAGCCCAGTCCTACCTCCCGCCGCCCCCCGAGGCCGACGTCGCTTTCGCCGTCGCCCGTGCGACCAAGGCTGACCCCGTCGACTACACGAAGCAGATGGCCTTCGGTCGGCAACTCGCCACCGCCGTCAACCGTGCTTGGGAGAAACTAGAAGCCGACCAAGCCGAAGCCAAGCGAGTCTCCGGCCTGAAGGATGCCCGTATCGCCGAGCTGACCGCCGAAGTCGTGCGCGTGAAGCAGGAAGCCTCCAACAACATCTGGACCATGACGGGTGCCGGACTCGCCGTGATCGGTGCGGTGACGACCGCCTTCATGGGGCCACGCATCGGCATCCCCCTGCTCCTCTGCGGAGCCTTCTGCGGAGCCGTGCCGTTCATCATCGACAGTCCCTATTTCGAGTACATCGCCGGCGGTACCCTCCTCGTCTGCTCTGGCCTTGGCCTCTGGTGGCTGGCCGACAAGGTGCGCGACTCGGTCAACAAACCCTCCCATGACGAAGAAACGCCAAAAGAGTAAGGTGGTCTACGTTAAACTCGGCCGGCAGCGAGCCTGGGGCCAAGCGACCATTGGCGAAGGGCTGATCGAGATTGACCCCCGTCTAGGTGCCAAGCGGCAATTGGAAGTCCTCTGCCATGAGCAGGTCCACCTGACCTTCCCTGAAATGTCCGAAGCCCAAGTCGACCGCGCAGGCAAAGACCTCGCCGCCGTCCTTTGGGCACAAGATTACCGCCGGGTACTCCTTACCCCTAACGCCAAGCCCCCCCGCATTTCGTGAGTGCCGCCCTACCCCCTACCCCCGACGACATTCCCGTCCAGATTCGTGACGTGGGCATCGGCATCGCCATTGGCTCGGTCTCATGGCTCGTCCGCTACTTCTGCTCGACCGAGAAGCAGTCCCTAGGGTACATCGCCCGTCGCACCGCCACGGCCGGCCTGACCGCCCTCTTGACTGGGATGGCCATTCAGGGCTACTTCTCGTCGGAGTCCCTAGCCTACGCCGCCGCCGGCATGGCGGGGTACGCAAGCCCAGAACTGGTCGACTACGCCCTTTCTAGGCTCCGCAAGGGTAAGTAGTCGCCCCAGACCCTGAAAGCCCCGCCACGGGGCGGCTAGATGGCTTTTTTGGGGTAGGGGAGGACTGGGTACTTCAGCTTCTTCATCAGTTCCTTCTTTCGGGTCTTGGAACAGTTGAAGTAGATGTAACGATACTTCATGCTGCTGAAGTATTCCTCGACCATGTCTTCGCCGAACTGATCGATGATTTCCTGCTTGGCCATGCGTTCACGTCGGCGATAGACCGTACCCCCGGCGTTGTCGGAGGCGTTCTTCGGCCTGAAGTACTTCATCTTGGGGCTTACCCCCGTGTAAATCCAGTTGGTCGCCTGGTAGATGTACCCCACATGACCCTGCTCGGAATCGGCAAAGGACACGATGATTTCAAAAGGGCATTGGCGAAGGGCTTGGCCGACAAAGAAACTTTCGGTATTCTTGGGCATCGAGTCCTCGACCCATAGGCGGTTGAACTCCACGACGTTCTTGCTCTCGTCGTCGCCGCAGATGCCATTGCAAAGGGTGTAGGAAGACGGCTTGCCAAAGACGATTACGCCGACAAGCCGGCCTTGCTGGAAAAAGTCGTCGTTGGTTTTCTCGTCCGTGAACAGACCGAACGCCGCCGAGCAGGAACATTCCCTATGTAGGTAATGATTCTTGACGATGGTATCCATCGCCAACCGATAATCGATGGGCCGGACGTGCAGGGTGGAAACGATGCTCATGCGTCGTATTTTGTGCCTTGGTAGTACAACGCAGCCCCCACCTTGCGGGGTTCGATGATGCCGTTGGTCACCATAGCCTTAATCAGGGCTTCCGCCTGGTCCCTCTGGAGTTTGTGATCCGCCACCAGTTCCTCCAGCAAAGCCCCCCGGCTGATGCGGGGCTTGGACTCAAAGTGACGATACTGCTGGCCGACCTTGAGCAGCTCGAAACCGCCGGCCAAGGGGGCGACCTCCCAGAATACCCGGTCGTCGGCGTGTTTCAGTTTCAGGACAAGGGTAGGCTTGCCGTCGGGCGTCCGCATCCCGGCTTCCTTGCCGCGCTTCGACAGGTTGAACGAGAACACCGGCAAGTCCTTCGACTCCCGACGGATGTTCAGGACGGCACGGACGTAGTTCACCAACTCCGCCCCGCCCGTCCCGCTGTACATCATGTCCGAGAAGGTCTGGCCGTCCGTGACCTCCTTGGCCTTCGGCTTGCCTTCGTGGTGAATCAGGATGGCGATGCACCCCGTCTCCTTCAGCATCGGCTCCAGCAGACCACGGCAGAAGTTCGTCACGTCGACGTTGTCGTTGATGTTGCCGCCGATGTAGGCCATCAGCGGGTCGAGGACGATGACGTCCAACTTATGCCGGACGATGATCTTACGGGCGAGCTGGATGATGTCCGAGCCGCGCTTCGACGACTCATTGAAGAAATGCAGGTGCTGCCTGACCATCGCCTTCTCGTCGTTGTTGAGCCTCATGCCCGACATGACGCCTTGGAAGGACTGGGCCATGTCGCCGACGTCGCCCTCCGCCTGGAGGACGCCCATCTTCAGCGGGTGCTTCGCCGGGATGCCGAACAACTCCCGTCCGCAAGCCCATGACATGGCCATCTGCATGGCGAAGGATGACTTGCCGATGCCGGACTGCGCGGTGATAAGCAGCGAGCCGCCCTTCTGCAACCAGCGTCCGTGGCCGATGACCGTGTTCGGGTCGTTCAGGACGTCGTAGTTCTCAAGGATGTCCGTCGTGACCTCCTCGGGGAAGTCCTGACCCTCCCGCCACGCCATGAACTCGTCCCAGTCCAGCGAACCAATCTTGAACGCCACGATCTTCTGCTCGTTCTCGCCGCGCATGATACCCCCCAGCCGGCTCCAGCGGGAAGGGTTCTTGTTCTGCGGGTCGGGTTCGTGGTCGGAAAGGTAGTCATACACCGTATTACGGCGTTCCTCCCATTGCTCCTTGCTCTGGGCGTCGACACGCACCCAGGCGTGGACTGACTTGCCGCCCGAGTCGACGAGCAGGCTGATGGGCAGGTTGGACTGCTGGAAGATGGCAATCTGCTCGTCCTTGGCCTTCTTGTCGAACTCGACCAAGACATGGCGGTAGGCCGACACCGAACCGTCGGTACCCGTGAAGTCGTCGGGCGTGAAGGGGTTGATACGAATCCAAGCCCCCGACTCCGTGCCGGCGAACTTCGCAGCCCCCACGGCTCCGGGGCCGAAGAACTTGGTGATCCACTCGGCGCGGGTAAGAAAGATGCCCTTCGACGCCGGGAACCACTTGCCGTCTTCGGTCTGGCCGGCCTCGTTCGTGATGCAGATGACGTCCTCATCCTTGAAGCAGTTCAGCAGCACGTCGGCGGTCGTGAACGGCGTCTGGACGTCGACCAGCTCCGCCACCCGGTTCGGGTCGAAGACGAAGCGTCCGTTCGCGCCGACCCTGCGTTCGTTGTCCTTGCCCTTCGACAGCCATCCCTTCTGGCGTTCGTGCGGCTTGACGTAGGCGTCGTTCAACTTGTGACGCAGGTCTTTCTCCGACCAAGGGGGCGAGCAACGGGCGTTGAACTCCTGAAGCAAGGCCCATGCGTCCGACCACGGCAGGTCGAACCCGTTGGCCAGAATGCTGGCGGCGCGGTAGGTGGCGGGGTGTCCGCCTTGGCCGGCGACGGCGGCAGGCAGCTTGGCGAGATAGGCTCTCGCCCCGGAAATGCGATCTTCGGTGGTCATGGTGGCTTTAGGACTGGTGTCCCTTTGCCTCGACCTCTTCAATCCTTTTCCCGATGAAAGCCATCACAGGTACTGCCATTGAGTTTCCGCAGGCCTTGTAGCGCGGGCCGTCGGGACAGTCCTCCTCGGGCTTGCCCTTCCAGCTGATGCGCGACCAGTTGTCGGGGAAGCCTTGGAGGCGTTCGCACTCGACAGGCGTCAGGCGACGGACGGCCATATTCGGAACGAATACAGTCCCGGTATGGTTTGCGTCAGATGCGGAACAAGAAAGCGTGAAGCTGATGTTGGAGGTCGTCTGGTTATAGGTGTCGAAATGCAGCGGGGCTGAAGTCGTCACCGCCAACGCCTCGGCCTCGACACGCTCGTCGTCGGTCGTGGAGCAGGCTCGCTTGGACTTGCGGTAGGGGGTTGGCTGACCCGGCACAAGGTACGTACCGCCTTGGCTGAACAGTTCCTGATTAGACGATCCGACGCCACCGCTGCCCTTTGCGGACTGGTTAAGCGTCGGGTGGACATCGCCGCCCTGCCAATGGGAAGGAATCAGTCGCCCGGTGTAGGCATCCTGCCCTGAGTAGGCTCCTGGGTGGGTGTCGGCGCACAGGGTTCCGACTGTCCGCTGGAGGCCGCCTGCCTCAACGCCTGCTCCAGCATCGGCGGCAACGCCTTTCCTCGTTTTGTTGCCCGTCTCAAGATACCCGCGCAAGCCTTCGGCGAGAGATAGAACCTCGGCGGCAGCTCGCCAGTCTCCAAGATGTGCGACAACGAAGACTCGACGACGACGCTGGGGAACTCCGAAGTGTTGAGCGTCCAGCACTCGGTAGGCGAACCCATACCCGAGTTCGACCAACGCCCCGAGGAAGGAACCAAAGTCCCGCCCTCCTCCCGAAGACAGGACACCGGGGACGTTTTCCCAGACGATCCAGCGGGGCTTGAGTTTGTCAGACAAGCCAAGAAAGGTGAGAGCGAGGTTGCCCCGTGGGTCGGTAAGTCCTTTGCGGAGTCCGGCGACGGAGAAGGACTGGCAAGGAGTTCCTCCGACCAGAAGGTCGATTGCTCCACGCTCGAGGGGCCACGATTGGTATTCGGTGAGTGATCCATAGTTAGGTACGTTGGGGAATCGGTGTTTGAGGATAGCGCAGGGGAAGGGTTCGATTTCGGAAAAGCCGACTGGAGTCCAGCCGAGCGGGTGCCAGGCGACAGAGGCGGCTTCCATGCCGGAGCAGACGGAGAGGTAACGCATAGGAAAGTAGCGATGTATTGATCCGTGCCTGTGGCAACGGTAAAAGTTTTATCTTCATAAAAAAGAAGACCAGTCCCTCCTTTGCCGGAACGGACTGGCCCACCTTTCGTACCAGAGTAATTCCCCCCCCCCTAGTCTTGAAGCAAATGGGTTTCATTTCCCATAGAAATACTTCATCTGGATGCGGCGTCCATCAAAAAAGCGAAGTCTGATTTGCTTCAGCTCGCCGGCCTTGACCAACGCCAACGCCCATTCCCGCGCCGTCGTGCGGTGAACCTTCCAGTCCTTCGTCAACTGCTCCAAGTCCTTGAAGCCCTTCGGAATCTCGTCGGCCCCCTTGGACTTCAGTTTCCAAAGTTTCTTCAGGACGTCTTCGGTCTTCATACCGGGAGAATCCATTCGTCCTGACCCTGCGGCTGCTCATGCACCCAAGGGATGAGTTGCTCGTCGTTGTAGTAGCCGAAGGCCATGCCTTGCGACCAGGCGAACGTGGCGCGGCGGGTATTGGCGTAATCCATAGCCCCCCTACGGGTCAGGGTGCCGACGCTGATGCCCGTCGGAGTATCGTCCCGGCGTCCCGTCATGCGTCCGACCTTGTGCGTATGGGCGAAGATTACGTTGCCGTACATCTCGGCCATGTCCCGAGGTGCGTTCTCCCCGTAGACGGTTCCGTGGGTGAACTTGTAGTTGGCCAACTGGAACGCCTGCCAGATGCCCGTGTATTCGACGAACAGGGCTTTCCGCTTCCGGCAATGCTCGGTGATGTCGTTGATCAGGCGAAGGGCGTAGCCGGAATAGACTTCGTCGTCCGAGGCCGCTTCGCGCCACAGGCGGACCTCATGGTTGCCGGCCAGAACGACGTTCGGGCGGAGCTGGTCTAGAAATTTCAGCCCCCCGCCGATATCGGGTTCGACGGCGTCGCCCTTGCCCCGCGCCGACGACATGAAGGGGGTCATGTCCACGAAGTCGCCTAGGTGGACGGTCATGTGGGGCTTCCAGCGTTCCTTGAACTTGAGGACGCCCTCGATGGCCTTCGGGTCGGCATACATCCCGTGGGAGCAACCGACCGCCATGAACCGCTTCCAGCCCTTATTGATGTTCATTGTTATTATTAGGCAGGTGTTTAGGGGGTCGCCCGATGCCAGACCAGATGAAGGACACCTTCATGCGGGAGGCGGCTTCCTGCACGGCACGGATGCTATACTCGTAGGCATAGGCTGTCTCCTTGGCGGTCAGGCCGTGCTTGATGCCCTCTAGGACAGCGAGCCTTGCCGGCGGACGCCCGTAGCAATTGATTTTCTGCCGGCTCATCGGTTGAGCAAGTTGACCGCCTGGTGATCGCCGTTGTGCAGTTCCCAGAACTCGACGTTGGAGCGGCGGAGGGTCGGCAGCACGTTGCGCTTCCACTTGGCCAGCTCGGTGGCGAACTCGTCCCGGCTGTAGGCCACGAACTCGGGATGCTCGACCTTGCCCCCGTCGAGGATGACGAGCAGGGCATGGCAGCGGCGGGGCATCTTATGGGTATACTGGGTCAGGTTGATTGGGGGCTTTCTCATGTGCGATGTTTGGAGGGTTTGAGTCTGGGGGTAAGGTGTCTGGCGGCTTCGTAAAGGCTGGCGCGGCGGTATCCGTACTTGGCCTGGACGTCGGCGTATGTCAGGCCGGCGGCGTGGGCTTCGACGACCGCTTGCTTGATTTTGCCGTAGTTGTTGGGGCGGGAGGTTGAGTGGGTTGCCATTTGTTCCAAGGTTTGGCCATCAGTTCGTTCCAGCGATCACGGTCGGCTTTGGTGGTCTTCTCGACGAGCCTGGCTTCGTAAGGGGTGAGGGAGGCTTTGATGAAGCGCGTATTCTTGCAGGACATACCGACCTGCTTCGGGTGCTTCATGGCTGATTGCTCTCCTTGGCCTTACGGCGAAGCTTCGGCTTAATGCGATACATGGTCGGGTCAATCGACTCCCAAGGGACGAGCACCATACCAACGTCCATTCCTTCGTGGTCGCTATGGCTTTTGTAATCCATCTCTACGACAAGCCATCGCTTTCCAAAAAGGATCATGCCAGCCCCTACATCGATAGAGTCTCGAGACAGTCCGTCAGATTTTTGGCGGCTCACGGCTGTTTGCCCTCCTTGGCGGCGTTCCAGATTACCAACGCCTTGAGGAAGTTTTTAGCATCCTTCTCCTCTCCGTTTGCCCATTCTGAAACCATCGCATCCCCGGCCTTGGTCAGCCGCTCGACCTCGGCCTTGAGGCGGGCGTTCTCGGCTTGGAGGTCATAGTTTTCCCGATACGCATCCTCAAGTTTCCTTTGCCAGAAAATCAAAAGATGCTCTTTCATGATTGGCCTCCTTTCTTGGCGGCGTTCCAATCGTAGACGCTGTTATAACTGCCGAACTCTCCAATCAGGTCTTCAGCCATCGCATCCCCGGCCTTGCGAAGCCGCTCGACCTCGGCCTTGAGGCGTGAGACTTCATCCTTATGGTCTGCCCACATTACCCATCCGCAGTTTCCCTCGGTTTGCTCGAATGTAATGGCGGCTTCGCACTTAACGCAATTGCAACGCTTAAAGCCAAGTTTCCATCGCTTGATGCTCATTTGGACTGCTCGCCCTCCTTGGCGGCGAACCAAGCCTTTACGAATGGTTCAGCGACTGGGTGTTCGGTGACCACATAGACAAGGTTATCCCCGGCCTTGGTCAGCCGCTCGACCTCGGCCTTGAGGCGGGCGTGTTCA